TAAAAGAACAGGCGAAAGAAAGCAAGAAAAACCGCAAACTGACTATTATTTCAATCATCGTTGGAATCGTAGCCGCCGTTTTTGGTGGTGCTTCTTTTGTTGTTGCTCTTATAACGCTGCTTTTACAACTGTCGTAATAAGAGAGGCAATCATAAACGCAAATGCAATGCTCTGAAAAACGATTGCCGTTATGATGGTTTTCCGGTATTCTGCATTACGTTCACGATTGATTTTTCTCTGTCGTTCTTCCATGCGAGAAAATGACCGCATGGTCAAAACGATTTGTCGAAGCTGATACTCAACTTCCTTGTCAAGTTCTGCCTGGCGTTCCTCTTCCACAGGTTCGCTGGGCTTTTTATTTTGGTTCATACGCTCATATCTCCTTTTCTTTGATCAGTTCGCTGACTGCGGCTTCCATCTTTTCACGGATGCCGCGCGGCTTGCGCTTGCTGTTCAGGATCATCGAGCAATAGCTCTTCGTCCATCCCAGACGTTCTGCAAGCTGGTCCAGCGTGACTTCGTTGTTGTGCATTCGGCCAATCAGTCTTCCGGTCCACGGTTCAGGCACTCTTCCACCTCCCTGTTTTTGGTTAATAAATTGACAGCGGCGCACCGATTTGCTATACTGTTCAAGGCTCCTAGTTAAACTGATTCAAAAGGAAGGTGATTTCGATGACCAAACTTTTGAGCCAGCCAGTTCCAGACACGAGCAAGTGCGTGAAGCGCTAGGGCTTACAAGGCGGTGCCGACCCGCCAAAGGAAGCGGCGTACCCATAGCCCTGCAAGTTGTTTTTGCAGCCCCGGTGTTACTTTTACGCCGCGCATGGTGCAAAAGACGTGCAAACGCGCATGTTTGCATTACCGCCGGGGTGCAAGTGCGTTCTGGTGACAAATCGGTGAAAAGTCTGTCTGTGAAACAACCGCAGACAGATTTTTTCTTGTCGCCGTGTCAAATACCAGTTGAAAAAGTTTACAAAGTGTGTTACTATGTAGTTGCAGACACATAGTAAAAAAGCTTAGGCGGTGCGACCCGCTGGGGCTTTGTGTTTTGTTAACGTTTTTAACTGACAACGCCATTATATCAGTAACTAAAGTAACTTTCAATAGTTTTCTGTAAACTTTGTGAACTTTGGCATACTGCACAAAAAAAGTGGTGTATTTTATGACATTTTACGAAAACTATTTGAAGCTGTGCGAAAAGGCCGGAAAAACACCATCTGCGGCAGCTCTTGAAATGGGGCTTTCAAAGCCGACAGTAAATCGCTGGAAAAAGGGCGGCGGAGCAACTGATGCCACAGCATTAAAGGTTGCATCTTACTTCGGTGTCACGGTCGAAGAGTTGACTGGCGAGGAGCAAAAAGAAAAGCCCAGCACCCCGGAGGATGCTGAGCGTGAAGCGCACAGTCAGGCTATATTAGATAAGTATAATATGCTTGACCCGGCAACGCAGGCCATGTTTGAAAGTATGCTGGATGCCGCCATCGCGGCAAAGGAAAAAAAGAATGGTCAGTGAAAAGCAGATTGATAAAGCCATGAAGCTTTTGATTGAATGGCATGAAAACGAACACAATCAAAGTGCAATGCCAGAATCTGCTTTCAAATCTAAAACAGGAAAAGCCGTTTACAGCGCTTTGTTGGCAGAAAAGCTTGTCGAAAGCAGAATTGCTATTCGTACTATTTCAGATGGAAAACGTGAATCGTTTGATTGTTGTTCATTGACCGATAAGGGAAGACTTTATTTCATTGAAAAACAAAAACAGCAGAGGATCAGCCGTTGGCAGTTTGTTCAAAGTGTTGCCATTGCGATAATCTCTGCTGTTGTAAGTACGATATTGACTCTTTTTGTTTCTCAAAGAAGCGACGGATCAGAGACTTCCAACTCGTAATCCGTGGCATCCAGTGCCTTGACAAAAACAGTTTTGTAAAAGCGCAGCTTCTTTTCATCCACTTTTTCAGTGTCAAGAGCAAAATACCCGCCGTGTCCGTCCTTTACCCTAAAAATGGTTTTGGGGCAAAGCTCACAGATGCTTCCGAGGGTTACGCCTGTATACATGATTTCCGTTCGGAAAAGGTCGTCAAAGTGATTATGTTCTAGTTCTGGCTCCGGCTTTCGATGAAAAAGCGCAAAATCATTACAGTGAATAAACTCGTAGACCAGAATTGCAAGCATCGCTGCAACAAGGATGACAATGATAAGCAGAAGAAGCGTATTACCGGACATTTTGCATAGCCTCCTTTAATAGTTTATCCACGTCGATACCAAGGGAAAGTGCAATCTTGATTTTCTCAAGTATAACACATTCCGTGGTTTCTTTCATCAACTTTGTGCTATTTTCTTGCACTTTCTTTCCCTCCTTTGGCAAAGCTCTTTGATAATTTTGTTTTATGGCAGCTGGTTGGCTGCTCATTTTTGTATATGTGAGGTGCGTTTTATGAAATGTCCAAAATGCGGAGCTGAAATTGAGAACGTGAAATTCTGCCCTGAATGTGGAGCACCTGTTGCTTCGGGTTCCGTGACAGCAGCTATCGAATCGGACGAAAAACCTGAAAAGAAGAAAAAAGGTCACGGATGCGGATGTGCGGTCGCTGTTAGTGTTGCGCTGATCGTGTTCGTTATAATGATAACCCCTTCTTCCGGCACGACAAGTTCAGCGTCCGGAACAAAGAGCAGCACGTCCATAAAATCGTCAATTTCTGCCGATGATAGCCTTACAATGGGGCAGAGAAACGCTTTGCGGTCTGCCGAAAACTACCTGAGTGCTGGTATGGGATTCTCTTACAGCAGCCTTGAAGTCCAGCTTGAGTATGAAGGATATTCCACGGAAGATGCTACTTATGCCGTAGATCATTGTGGCGCCGACTGGAACGAACAGGCTGCGATAAGAGCAAAAAATTATATCAATTCCATGTCCTTCTCTCGCTCCGGTCTGATTGAACAGCTAGAGTTTGAGGGATTTAGCCAAAGCCAGGCAGAATACGGTGTCACTGCTGTTGGATATTGATGTGTAAACTTATTTACAACCGCATTATACAACCGTGTGTTGTCGCAGTCAATGGGTTTGCCCATCACTCTTTTTGATAGGTTGCATCGAGTTGTTGCATTTTTTGCAACAACTCCCCTGCTCCGGTCTCTGCGCCGCCGGGCGTTTTGGCCGTCATATGTAATGCGTGCAGTGTATTGATCTTGCGGGCGGCGTACATGGTGGCAAGGGCTTGCTGCTCCGGGGTCATATCGACGTAGCAAGCAAGCGCGGCGCGGATGTGCGTGCAAAA